TTCCTGCTGCGTCGTGGACATACCTCGCATATGACGCTCCGTAACCTATTTCCCCGGACCATCCTCCCAGAGTTGGAGCAACCTTTCTAAACTGGCTGTTAAGCAAATTGGAGGTAGCGATGGGAAATTGGGGAGCCGTATTCGCTCCGACCGTAATCAGTATTTCAGTGATTGACCTTTCAGTCCTTGGCCCGCCGACGCTCTTTAAAAAAGCGCTCATTTTTTGAGATATCTTGTCAAATTCGCTCATGTTATCGCCACCCAATCCGGAATCTCTCCCTCGCCGAATTTTTCCATCTCCCAGCCATTGACTTTTTTTATCATGCTGGCCCCGGCAACTATAGGGCTAGAGGTTCCCGTTAGGTCTCCTATAGCGATGAAATCTCCGCGCTTTAATAGATCCGCGCTGTCTTTATCGAACTCGAAATAGAACTCGCTATCGGAAGTGAATTCTTCGCCGCCTTCTGCGACCTCTGTGTCTCCGCCTTTCGCCCAGTCCCCGAGCATTGTTACGGGAGCGGCATAAGATCGCTGACTGAACTCGTCCTCCCCTGAGAGCCTCCAGAGAGTCAAGGTCGCGACATAGGTCCAAGAAGATAGAGTTGACATTAAACTCCGCCCAGCGCTATGAGGTTCGCTCTAGCTTCGCCTCTGAGCAACCTAGGAAGACATCCGAACTTATCCATCTGCTTTATGGTCTTTCCGTAAAACGTGGATAAGATTTCTTCGGTTGCTCCGGAAACGGAATTAAAAGATCTGGAAGCCCCACTCGGAGCCCCCTGACTTTTTACCGTGCCTAGGCCCGCGTTAGCTTGGAGCGTCAGCAGATGTCGAACCCCGTAAATCTTCAATAACTTTGCGTTATTATCGGACACGAGATTCTTGTCGAGGCAGATGTCCGCCCCGTTGATAAAAATTATTAGCTGATCAATCTCGGCGTCTACAACTGTTGTAGAGAAACCGGCCTTGACTTCGCTAGAAGTTATCGCCACCGCCATTTTTCTCTAATTCCTGAATTGCTTTAGTATAGGCAGGAAGACCCCAGCCCTTTGATGATTTTTTGCCGCCAAGGTCTTTGTATCTGGCGGCCAGTTCTTCAATGCTTGGGACCTTTTCTGGAGCTTGGGCATTGACGTGGATATTTAGCAGTTCCGCCAGAGTCGCGTCTTCCGGATATTCAACTCCCAGCTTTTCAAGGTCTAGCTTTAGTTCGGCCATAACCGTTGCTGTGTTGTCTTCAATTCCGCCGATCCCTGTCTCAAGCGTCAGGCCTTCGGTATCGAAAACGGGCTCACACTTATTCAAAAGTGCGGGAGGAATCGTATCGGTCGGAACGTCGATTACCTTTCCGATTTCAACCTCTTGATCTTTCCCGTTTTTTCCTATAGGGAGATAAATCCCTCTCTTAGTTATCTTTAATTTCATGTTGCCTCGCTGTCATTCGTTATTAAAGTTAAAAAAAAGGCCCGACAACTGCCGAGCCTTTTCGGGTTTTCAGCTGCCTATTAAACCGGCGCTGTAGATTGTGCGACGCCGCAGTTACTGTCAGCATCGAACTTGATCTCAACCGCAGCAGCAGCCATGACCAAGAAATCGTAATCGTCCTCCGGGTTAGCTCGGAACTTTGAGCGAGTCGTCATCGGCATACCATTTAGAACCTGTACAACTTGACGGTTTTTAATGATGGCGATGATTTCACTTGCTGGGACCTTGCTAGAAGGGACAACCGAGGCAACTCCGGCAAGCTCAAGCATTTTTGCGGCGATTGTTTTGCCCAAATAAGCCGTCGCATAGTCAGTGCTACCTGCATAAAACCAGTCATCCCAATTCACATAAATAGTGGCAGGAGATCGGAAGTTTTGACCGTGAAGCAATTGAAGCACCGCTTTAAAGTCTGCGAGCCACTGGGGACCCGTTGCGCCGTTTAGTTCTTGACCCGTCACTCGCGTCGCTCGATTAGGAGCGGTACGAAGACCGTACAAGGCATTACCACCGACAACGATTTTCGCGTCGCCGTTTAAAGCGATATCTTCAAGCTTTTCCGCAACTTTTCGATTTGAGTTCATGCGAGCGTCATCGTCAAGCGATTCGCCCTCGGTTTGAGCGGCAAGCATTTGACGCCAGCCGAAACCGAAAGTTGAATCAATCATAGGAAGCGGAGTTCCATGATAATCAATCAAAGGCTGATCAAGTTTCGCTTTGCTTCGGCCATCGAGGGAGACGTTAGCCTCGCCAGAATCCGAAACGGTTTTGAAATAGTGAACAAGCTTTCCCAGATTCATAGGCTTGGAAACGCTAGTCGCCAAGTCGTTAAAAACGGATAGTATGTCACGTTGAAGCTCTACGCTTTCACGATCCCACTCGCCCCAAACATCGCGAGGAAGAGGAGACGCATTACCGACCATCGACATAGATCCGGTAGCTCCGGAATTGATGGTCAGTTGCTTATGTTGGGCTTCGTGCTGGTGACGCAAGTTTAGTACAAAAGACTGTTGTGCTTTAGAAAATCTAAGCATTTTTATATAACTCCCTTACGACGCAGCGATATAAGAATTCGCGACCACAACGTCAAGACGGGCAATTGCGCCCAGTGTCTTGGCTTCTTGTGAGAACGCGATTACTCGGTCGTCGGCTCCTGCTAAAATCAGCAGACCGGCGGCATTAGTGGAAAGCGGGGTCCCGATAGCATAAGTCGCAGCTACGGCCCGCAATGAATATTCTTGATCCGGCTCGATCCGATAAGCGACGCCTGTGTCGTTGTCAAGATAAGCTGTGTCAGGACCTTGACCAACAAAGTCCATGCTAGTCAAAGCCAGCAAGCGGCCAAGACCTCCAGCTCCGGCGACGCTAAAGTCCGCCCCATCTTCGACGACCATGACACCGGGCAAAAGAGCCCCGTTAACCAATCGGTCAGAAATGGTGATCGCTTGACGGCCGAAAGGTCCACGGAATATTTTATTTGACATTATACTTTCGCTCCCATCGCCGCATCAATGTTAGCGTTTAGATCTACGTCAGAAAAAGCCGACTTTTGATCCTCACTTTCATCGCTGTTGAAGTGGCCCAGTATTGGAGCTGCACCCTTCGGTTGAGATTTATCGGCCAATTTCTTGAGAGAGTTTACCGCCATTTCGACGCAATCCTCCTCAGTTAAAAGGCCGGAGTCAACTAGAATCTTGGTATGCTTGGCGCGATCAGCGTCTTGCGATGCTTTTGCGTTGGCTTCCAGAGAGTCTACCTTGGCAGCAAGAGGAGCAAGGGCGGAAGTAACCGCTTCGCTAACTGTTGCAGCAAGGGTATCGGCGCTAGCGTTAGTAGTCAGCAACTTGACCGACTCCTGTAGCTCTGCAAAATCCTTGTCAGATATTGCCATGCTCGTTTCCTCTTCTTGATTAATTTTAAGGCTATTGCCCGTCATGCTTGATTGTAGCGCCATCTTGATAGCTTCTACAACGGTCCCCCTGATTGCTGCCCATCGAGAGTTCTTTTCTTCTCGGTCAACGACTTCCATTAGTCTTAAACCGAGATGATCCATTTCGTAGTCTAGAAAATCCTCAACCTCTGAATTTACGACCTCGCATTCTTCCCCGTTAACCATCATTCCGACGCCCTTGTCAGGACCGGCCGCGCCGTCCTCACCTATCAGGATCGCGTCGTGATCAAAAACCATATTGCTCGCAGATCCGCGAAGGCTTTGGTCTTCGTTAGGCACGAGCTGCATAAAAATGCCAGTGCTAGTATGGACAGGGAGATTTTTTTCAATAGCGCTTAAAACTAGCCGACCGTTTTCGCTTTGGGTCGCTGTTTCGATGTCGATGACTTTGTCCATGTAGACACGGCCATCGATACGACGAACATTTTCATTATGCGCGCCAATGTGATTGGCGTTTAAAGCTTCCGGCTCTTTTGCTGAAACGTGACGGCCGTTAACTTTCGGATGACCGAAAGGGGCCAGAGTTCGCTCCAAGCCTTGGTAGGATTTTTCTATTTCTGCCGAGGGATAGAGGATCCGATTCATGACAATATCGTCGGGAAGTGTAGCGGAAGGAACCACGACAACCTTCCGGCCGTTGCGCGTCTCGTGCCTGATTTCAGCATTATTGACTAGAGCTTTTACGTTAACTCGAATATGTTCGGCCATTTTAATCCATTCCTCTTTTGCGCTTTATACCAAACCTGTAACACTAGGTCAACGATTCGCGCCTTTTTTGTTTCTGCCGATTGACGATATCCGGAGTGGCGGGCTTGCCATCCTTATCGACCAAGACCTCAACCTGAGAGCATTTGCAGTTTATCGCGTTGGCGTCTTCTGAATAAAAGACCCTCGCATACTCGACGCTGTAAAGGTTCCCGTGTTTATCTGCATGGCTCTTCCTCGTCGTCGGCGACAGAGCGGAAAGCCACATTAGAGAGAGCTTTATTCCCAGTTCCTCCGCTCCCCTTGCCTCGTCCCATCGAGCCCTTCTGAGCGACTGGGTAATCTCTGTTCTAGCTATCCGCTCGGCTCGGTACTTGGCGACCTTGAACCTTTCCGAGATCTCTCCCACAATCTGGAGCGGAGACCGTCCGTCGGATATCGCTTGAGACAGGACTCTTCCCAGATCTCTAGACGTGTCCAGATTAAAACCTTGCATCCCCTCGAAAATTCTAGACGAGGCTAGCGCAACTCTTCTTTGATACGGTTGAGACGCCAGAACCTGAGTGACCGAGCGAGTGTAATCTTCCGATATGTTGGCAAGGTTAACGACAGATTGAGCCGTCCCGTCCTCGTAAGCGGCGAGGGCCTGATCAACGATTAACTGATCATTTCCGTTGAGGATCATCTGGGAATTGATCTCTCCCGTGACCCTCTCAAGCTCTGAGACGCTTATCTGAAATTCATAGACTTTCGCGTTCGTGACTATGATCTCAAAAGGGATCGCTAGAATATAATCTCGAAGCCATTTTTTAACAGCTCTCAATTGCTTGGTCCTGACGCCTCTCGCCTTCCGGATCCTGCCGACTTGGCCGACTGGGTTTTTCGGATGGTTTGGAAGGATTGGAATTCCCTTAGACATCTCTATCTTTTCCCCAGACCCAGCAAACTTTATCCCCGCATTGGCCGCGAATAATTATGCAGTTAATCCCCGCATTCAAAGCCTTGGCTTTATCGAACCCGAGGCAGATCATTATAAATATCACGACCTTTGCGAAGGTCGTTCCAAAAGTTATTAATTTTGTTTCTGGATTTAATTTTGTTTCCGCTGTCATTGCACAATTCCTTTAAGCTTCTGTTTCTTCGTCTTCGATATCTAGGTCGTCGATTAGGCCGTCGTCTCCTTCCGATTCTTCCCGGGCATCAAATCCCATCGCCACCCTGATTTCATCGACATCAAAAGCGACCATCCCCGTCCCCAGCATGTTTTTGTTGACCTCGGACATGTTCTTGGCTTTTTCCGCTTTCTCGGATGACGAGGACTCGGTGAGATCTGTCCAAACGACTTGCCAGTCTCCGTCGGGAAGAATTCCAAAATCTTCAAACTTCTGGATAACTCTTTCAATATTGGGAATGACGTAATTTTCTCGGCGGGCCATTATCGTTGCGGACCATTCTTTCCCGTCCTCCGTGCTTGCCCTCTCTCCGGTCTGGGATCCTAAAAGGATTTTCATCGGGATTGATAGGGAAGCCGCAAACGACTGAAAGGCCGCCTCGACA